GCCGAGCCCGACGGGGACGCACACCGTCGCGGAATGGAACGGCGCGCGGCTGGCGCTGGTGTTCGATCATACCAACGTGCAGGCGGCAGACGACTTCAACCACATCCGCATCACGGCGGTGGAAGTCACGATCGACTACGAGCCGGCGGCGGCTGCGGAACACGCGACGACCGGTGCGCTTGTAGGTCCGGGCGCTGTCGTCGCCGGCGCAGCATCGAGCGCGACTACGCGCCCATCGAGCGGCGCGCTGACCGGGCCAGGCGCAGCAATCGCCGGCACGGCCGCCCGCACCCGGGCGCATGCGACAACCGGCGTTCTGGCCGGGGCCGGTTCGGCGCTCGCCGGCGCCGCCGCGCGGACCCACGTGCACCCGACCAGCGGGGCGCTCACTGGGCCGGGGGCGGAGGTAGCCGGAACCGCTGCGCGGGAAGGCGCGCCCGTTACCCACGCGACGAGCGGGGCGCTGGCGGGCCAGGGTGCAACGGTAGCTGGCGCCGCCTCTAGCGCAACCACGCGGCCGTCCTCCGGGGCGCTGGTAGGGCCCGGGGCCGTTGTCGCGGGGACTGCGGCGCGCACCAGGGTACACGCCACGTCCGGCGTGCTGGTTGCCCTCGGCGCTGCGATTGCTGGATCGGCGGCGCGCGAAGGCGCTCCGGTAACGCACGCCACATCGGGCGAGCTTTTCGGGGCGGGGGCGAGCGTCTCCGGGGCGGCGACCGGCGGAGTGGCGGAACTTCCCGACAGTCCGCTGACGCACACGATCATGCTGCCGAAGAACGCGGTGGAAGACCGGGAGTTCGAGCTGTTCGCGCGCGTCGCCGAACTCGAAGCGGACCTCGAGGACATCGGGCGCTTCATAGATGACGTTGAGGCGCAGGGCGACGAGTTCGTGGACGTGTTCAACCATGATTCGTTCGGCGATAGCGGGCTGACGGGGCGGGGCTTGCGTGGACGTTGATGGCGCGTACGCGGATCTGAAGCGCATCGAGCGCACGTTGCGCCGGATGAAGCTCGACGCGAGCGCGACGGAGCGGCGGGTCATCGACGTGGTGTGGCGCATCTGCCAGCAGTTGATCAAGCGATTCGAGGAACTCAAAAAGGAGCGAGCGAAGACATGAAGCAGACCGGAACGAATACCGTCCTTGGCCGCCCGGAGCAGCTCTTCAGGCTCGAGTGGGTTTCGCTCCTGTGGCACGCGATGCGGAAGACCGGCGAGGGCTACCACCGCCCGACGATGAAGAACCGGCCGCCGGCTGGCGCCGCCGGATGGCGTGGCGAGCGGCGCGCGGACAAGCCCGGCACGACGAAGCTGACGCGGCGCCTGGCGCTGCGGATGCAGACGGCGTAATGGGCCACGCGGTTCTCGTTCGCGCGGTTCGGATGCCTTCGCATCCGAAGAAGACGCTCGGCGGCCCGCCGGCGCCGTACGACGTGTACTTGCGTGAAGACGGCGGCCTGCTCCAGCGCGAAGACCACGGACACATCTTGAGGGAAGAATCCCGCAGTGAGTAACCAGAAAATCTCAGAGAACTCGCTTCTCGCCGCCGGCAGCATCGACGGCGACGCGGACTACATCCCTGTCGTCGACGTGTCCGAGGCGTCGGCCGGGAGTCGCAACAAGCGAAGCTATTTGAAGTCGATCGCCGACTGGGTGATCCAGACGGCCGCGTCCTTCGCCCAGTCCGGTAGTGGGGCGATTGCGAGGACGATGCAGGCGAAGGCGCGGGAGATTGTCAGCGCAACCGACTTCGGCGCAACGGGCGACGGCTCCACCGACGACACGGTAGCAATCCAAGCCGCGATTGATGCGGTCGCCGACGGCGGAACGGTGTGGTTCCCAAGCCCGGCTGTCGATTACAAATTCAGCACGCTTACCGTCAATAAGTCCGTAACGCTGCAAGGTGCTGGCTGGCAGGTTCGCGCCAATCAAGCGTTCGGACACGCTGACTGGGCGAACACGACCTACAACCAAGGCTCGATCTTGCGGTCTACTGCAACCTCTGGTGTGGCTATTACCTGCGATACGACCGGCGAAGTTCTTCCATACAATCTGCGAGATATTGCCATCATTGGGCCTGGAAGTGGAACTTCTACCGGCATTGCGTTGGGGAGCGCCAGCCAAGGTGCAGTCATGGGTAGCTGGCATAACGTGATGATCGCCAACTTTGCCAAAGGGCTAAACCTTACCGGCGCAATCGACAACGATTTCATTGCTCTGCGGTTGCGCGGCAATACGACAGGAATTGAGTTCAATGCTGACGTATTGCAAAACTCGTTCTTCGACCTAGAGGTGCAGTTCTCTACCGATGCCCTGAAATTTACTGGTGGTGGACAACTGGATTTCTATTCTGGACTTTTGCAGAACAACACGACGGCCATTAACTTCGTTCCTGCTGCCGGTGGACTGGAATCCATAAACTTCTACGGCCCATGGTTCGAGAACAACACCACCAATATCAAGTATGACGTAACGACTGGTAGTGTAACTGGCACTTTGTTCCAAGCCACGCGACTATCTGGTGGTACGGCTATAGCCTATGCAGGAGCTAACACTGTCGCGTTTGCTAAGTTTATCGGAAACCAGTGGCCCAGCATCGGTGTGACTATCGGCTCCGTGTGTAGCTCGGCGCTATGGCTAGGAAACAACTCTGGCGCAATTACAGACAATGGCGTGAATAGCCAGATACACGCGCCAACCACTACTTACACGCCGACACTCACCAACTTCACAGCCACGATAAACGCCGCTTCGTTTTGTCGTGTGGGTAACGTGGTGCAGGTGCAAGTCTTGTTGACGATTACTGTAGGTGCGCCTAGCGGAACAATTGGAATTAGTCTTCCGGTGGCCGCTGCCGGATCTACTTCCATCGCTCTGATTGGCACAGCTATGGCAACTGACACCGGAAGTGCGTATTACCACGGTATTCCGTTTCTGCAGAACACAACCACTTTGCAGATTCATGCTCCTAGCAGCGGAAACGAATGGAACGGCACGGTTCCGCACGCCTGGGCAGTTGGCGATTTGGTGCAAGTGTCGTTGACCTATTTCTCGTGATGGCCGCGATGAACAACACCAGCGCTAGACACGGCGAAGAGCAAACCGCTTGAGCGAGGACGTCAGCCTCAACGTCGGTTTGCACCCCGCACAGCTCGCAGTCTTCCAGTCCCCGGCGCGCTTCACGGTCCTCACGGCGGGTCGGCGATTCGGCAAGACCAACCTCGCTACGGCGCGTGCCGCGGCGAAGGCGATGGACCCTCGGAACGAGCGCAGGAAGCCCGTCTTCGTGATCGCCCCGGTGGCGACGCAGGCGAAGCTGCTCTACTGGCAACCGCTGATCGAGTTGCTCTTCCCCGCGCTCGATCCGCGCCGGCCGCCGCAGTCGAACGAGGGCCACATCTACCTGCAAAACGGGGTGATGATCGGCGTGAAGGGGGCGGACAGGCCCGACACGCTGCGCGGCGTGGGTTTATGGCACGCCGAGCTGGACGAGTTTGCCGATATGCGGCCGGAGGTGTGGGAGTCGATTATCCGGCCTTCGTTGGCCGACGTGAAGGGCACTGCCGGCTTCATTGGCACGCCGAAGGGCCGCAACCACTTCTACGATCTGTGGATCGAGGCTGGCGGAGACGGGGCCTACCGGGGCCCGGGAACGGGATTGCGAGCCGATGGCACGCGCCCGCCTGCGAACGAGTGGGGCGCGTTTCACTACACGTCGCTCGACAACCCGTTCCTCGACCCGGTGGAGATCGAGAACGCGCGCCGCACGATGTCGGCGTCGACGTTCCGCCAGGAATTCCTGGCGAGCTTTGAGACCGGGTCGCAGGATTCATTCAAAGACGAGTGGATCAAGACTTGCGACGCGGAGCCGAAGGATGCCGAGGGCAAGGTTCTGCCCGGCGAGTGGTACGTGACGGTCGATCTTTCCGGTTTCGCGGAGATTCAGAAGGCCGTCGGCTACCGGCAAAAACGCCTCGACAAGACGGCGATTGCAGTGGTGAAAGTGTTGGACGACGGCCGTTGGTATGTGCGCGATGTATATCTCGGTCGGTGGAGCGTCGACGAGACAGCGCGGCGGGTAATAGACGCAGTGGTGAGTGTCCAGACGATGAATCTGGGGATCGAGAAGGGGGCGCTGTACAACGCGGTGGCGCCGTATCTTCAGGCCGAAGCCGCGAAGCGTAATGCCCCGCTGGCAGTTGTTCCCTTGTCACACGAAAACCGCTCGAAGACGGAGCGCATTGGTTGGGCGCTGCAGGGGCGTATGGAGCACGGGAAGATCCTGTTCCGCCCGGGCGAGCACATGCGGGAGGTTCGAGATTCCCTGCTCAACTTTCCTTCTGTGCTCGTCCACGATGACGCTTTGGATGCGTTGGCCTACGTCGCGCAGTTGGGGGAGGCGCAGGTCTTCTCGAAGTTTGCTGAAGTGCAGGACAACACGTACTGGACCGCCAGCGATGACCTGGTCGGTTTATAGCGATAGCGAGGAAAAATGGCAACCATCAACTTGAAGTCCGGCAAAGTCACCGACGCACCGCACGGCGCGCGGGTACTGCCGGACGAGCGCGATTCGCAGACGCCCGCGATCGACCCCAATGCACCTCGCGACGATCTCGAGGGCCTGCGCGAGTGGGTCATCACGCGCGTCAAGATGTGGCGCGAGCACCGCCGGAGCAACTACGAGCAGGCGTGGGATCAGTACGAGCGCCTCTGGCGCGGCATGTGGGCGACGGAAGACAAGCACCGCAAGTCGGAACGCTCCACGTTGGTCACTCCGGGTCTTGCTGAAGCCGTCGAGAACATTGTCGCCGAGGTGGAAGAGGCCCTTTTCGGGCGCGGCGACTCCTTCGACATGAAGGCGAAGTTCGACGAGAACGAAGACGCGAAGCAGATCACCGACGACAACAAGGCGAAGCTCAAGGAAGACCTCGGGCGTGCGGATTTCAACCCGAATGTCGGCGAAGCGCTCATCAACGCCGCCGTCTACGGCTCCGGCATCGGCGAAGTCATCGTCGAGAAATTCACGCTGCGGGAGATCGCCGCGTCGGTCGCCGCTGCTTACCCGCCGATGCCTGAAATGGGTATGGGCGGACCCGAAAGGGGGATGGGCGGACCCGAAATGGGGATGGACCCGGCTCAGATGACGCTCGAGGGGCTTGAGCCGATGGGCATGGGCTACCCGGACCCGACGGCGATGCCCGGAACGCCGCCGATGCCGCTCCTGGCGCCCACGATGCAGCCCGGCGTGGGCTCGGCGCCGCTCGAAGCGCAGGTAATCGAGAAAGAGGTGAGCTATGCCTGCCTCTACAGCGTGAATCCGCGCAACTTCCTGATCGACCCGACCGCGCGCACCGTCGACAAGGCGCTTGGCGTGGCGATCGAGGAGTACGTCGGCGCGCACATCATCAGTAAGGGCCAGCGCG